AGTTGCCCAAGATTCGGTGAACAAATAACCACCGATGAAAGCGAATGCAAAAATGATCAACAATCTCATAGTTTCTTCATTGAGTTAATGATGCGTAGTTCAGTAATGGCTGCTGACAATGCAGAATCTGCCGTCTTTAACGCTTTATATGCTTGTTTCTGCTCTGCTCGTAGTACTGCCATCTCCTTACGACATTCGTCAATCTGCTGTTGATTGCCCGAACGCAAGTCCATATACAAATAACTAACAGCCAAAAGCATACAAAAAGCCACGGCAGCAACAGGGTTTTTACGGAATTGGTCAAACGAGACGGGAAGAGCATTGGGTTTTACTTTCGGTGTTGTCATATCGGGAATGGTGGGGGTGGTGGTGGGATGTATTCGGCTTGGGGTAAATCTAAAACCCAAGCATATTCACTTGCTTCAACTTCGGGTTTGTCCTCATCGGAAAGGAACAAAAACCAAACGCCGTCAATATCTTGAACGCAATTAAAAAACTGATAAGGTGCGTAGTATTGCCCTTGTATTGAATCCTTTTGTTCTGGTGTAAGTGTGTAACCTATCATACTTGTCTTTTTAGGTTGTTGATTATTTCTTTAAACATATCGTTATCATAAGTTCCTCGTGCCTTGTTTGCCCATACGCACACAAATTGTACATTGCCTTCCTCATATCCTAACTCGTTATCAATTCTATCCAAAGATAACAAATAAGGGCTTGATGTCATTTCACGCTTTTCATTGTATGTTTTAGGGCAAAGTAATTGTGAGCCAGTCAAAGCACATTTGTAATTTTGTAATTCTAAAACGCTCTGCAAATATTGGATGCTTACATTGAATGAGTAATTTCTTGACTTTGCATTGTGCATCCATCTCCCAAACAAAGCATTGTGAATGTCTTGAGTACCTCCCTTGTTGCAATTTCTTGGTTGGCGTTTTCCATTTGCCCAAACTTTTGTCATAAAAGCACCTTTGCCTTTTAACCTATCAACGCCATTTCTATCTAACAAAAACTTTACTTTGTCTGCACCAATATTATATTTTTTTACTAAACCATTTTGTGAAAGACCATTTTTATAATCCTCACATAAATCATCTTCGTAATCAAATTTTAATTGTTTAATGTTGGCGTACATTTCAGATTTCCCCATCATTGGCACGCCTTGCATTTTTAACACCCTACGAACTCTGTCTGTGGTTGCGTTTAAATCAGTTGCAATTTGTTGTACGGTTTTCTTGCCATAGTTGCTCACAATGTAGTTAGCATCCAATGGTTTTAATGTTGACCATCTATTTCCCATAACACAAATATACAACAGTGTAAGCATATTACCTAAACTTGGCGAGTGAGGGTTGTTTGAAATGCTTGTACTGCGGTGTAAAAATTACTTGCTTGTGTGTCGGTTAAGCCGTCTCCGATGGAGGCGAAGGCGTTTTCTCTTGCACTAAAATAAATTGCAGTATTTGAAGGTGACCAATTTGATGCCCCAAAATAAACATTATTCGCAAACATTGTTCGTGCTTGTGTTAATGCACTTGTCCCAATAGAACTACCATTTTTGTACAATTTGGCACTTGTAGAACTTGTTGAAGTTCCTATAAATAAACCCTGCGAATTTGTATTTGATACAGATATTGATTGTGTGCCATTTTCATACAATGCCAAATTATTACTTCTTGGCGATATTATTTGAAATGAATATGAAGCATTATCAGTTATTCCGCAATCCATTGGGCTAAATCCCGTTGAACCATTAAAATCAGTTCGTAGATAAACTGAAATGTGATTATTTGATGGCGTCAAATTCCCCGATTGATTCAAATTGCTATTAAAAAAAGCACTCGTCCCGTTAGGCATTACCCCCGTACTCGCAAAAGTCCAACCACTTGTAAATGTACCCGTAAAACTTGAACTCTTTAAATTCTGAGCACAAGCCGCGGCACTTGCCCCAACCATTGGGTATATTGCCTTCATAGGTGTCCAAAGTGAATTGGCTTTTAACGCAATCACTAAAGTATTAACAGCAGATTTTTCGGTATTTGTCAAAGAACCTCCAGCAGTTGTGACTCTATCAAAAAATGCTTGTGCATCGGCATCAATAGAAACACCTCCCGAACTTGCCAAAAATCCGTGTGTACTTAATATCATATCTTAGGCAACTATATCTCCAAATAAATACCACTCATTTTCAGCAATCTTCACCAAAGTTGCACCGCTATATTGAGCGTTCAATTTCAACTTTGCCCCGTTGCTTCGGATTGTTACGCCACTTGTAGCCACAACCGTAGTTTGTCCTGCTCCGTATTGTGCCAAAAGTATCTGTGTACCTGTGCTAAATGCAACTGAACTATTCAAAGGAACTGTGAGATTGTTTGCACTTCCCACATTCATTTCAACCAATTTGTCCGCATCACTCAAAACCAAAGTATAAGATGCGGTTTGTCTGTTGGTGGTAATCAGTTTGTTTGTCTTTGCATCAATTGCCGTTTGCTGAGCAGTTGAAACGGGTTTGTTTGCATCTGAAGTATTGTCAACATTGCCCAAACCTACCGCAGCCTTGTTTAGAGTTGCAAATGTTTTGTCGCCTCTGTAGTAATCTGCTGAAGTTGTGGCGGTTATTGTTGGTTCAACTGCAACATTGCCCGAACCCAACAAAGAAGTTGAATTTACGGTCTTAATGTTTGTGCCTGATACCAAAGTATCTTGTTTGCTTGTTGCCAAACCCGAATACTGCGAGTTGGTTGCATTGTCACCCGTGTTTGTTCCGCTTGTGTTTCCAACAACTACTAATTGCGCATCGGTTACATATCTTTTGTCTGTGCTACTTGCGATGTCTGCGGTCGTTGCATCTGCCCCAGCAGTTACCAAACCTTTCGCATCGTATGTGATCTTCGTTTTGGTTGCTCCAGTAATGGCAGAATTCTCATCAACTTTGCCATCAAGTGCAGTTTGCAAATCTGTTTGGTTTGACAAAGTGCCAGTAACCCCACCCCAAGCAACTGCCGAACTGATAGAAATGTTACCGCTTCCCAACAAACTCGTGTTGTTGACTGTCTTAATATTGGTACCACTCACCAACGTTGCCTGCTTAGCATCCAAAGCAGTCTGCTGCGCTGAGCTCACGGGCTTATTGGCGTCGCTTGTGTTGTCTACATTATTCAACGCCAATGCAGTTTTCAACGCTGATGGTGTGATTTTCTTTGTCTCCGCTGCCGATGTATCAACAATAGGAAACAAATCGGATGCGTTGTCTACCGTGACAATGGTCGCTAATTGGGATATTTTTTGATCTGCCATTATAGTAAGATTTTATCACCACTTTCAAGAAGGCAGAAATCGCCATTTTCCAAAAGCAGATAGATGATTTGTGTGGGTTGTTCAATCTCGTAGATTTTCTCATTCAAAGTCACCTCGTAGTAATTGCGTGTAACATCAAATTCAACTTTCAAGATTCCACTTTCTACCAATTCGTTTGCCAATGCTGGAGACAAATTGGTTGATGATGTTTGTGCGTAAACTTGGTATTCAAATTCTCCAGCATCAAGAGTGAAGGTGCTACCCTCAACAACTGCAAATTGGTTGTATCTCTCAGGGTGAATTGAAATGTCCGACAAGATCACCGTTGTGAGTTCATTGCTCAAACGATGTGTGAAGGCAAACAGAAAATATGGATTGGCAATCGTGACTTTTTCGGTCAGCGTTAAATACCAATTCTTTGACTGTGCTTTATCAATTACCAACATCTCTACAAAATAGCGAGAGTAAAAATATGTAACAAAAAAAGGGAGAGCAATTGCCCTCCCCATTTGACCTATGAAACAAGAATCAATTAGATACCTAAAGCGGTAACAACTGAACTTTGCAATTTGTAAGGTGCTTCAGCCTCAATTGCTGAAAGTGTAACTTCATAACCGTTGGAATCTCCCATAGCAGTACCGGTGTTGGCAACCATTGCAGTCACATCACATCCGTACTCCTTACCAACCAACCAATACTCATCGTTGTTGTTCTTAACGATGCAATAGCAACGACCTTGAGCAAGGAGCTTCATTTCGTTACGCTTGGTTGTTGACAATCTGCGAAGTTTGAAAACAACATCCGATTGATTGAATGATGTTCCGTTCTCAACAGATACGTTGGTGGTGATGGTCAATGATCCAGTACCTTTCGGCAACTCGTAATCGTAAACATCACCACTTGCAACGGTTGTGCCAGTTACTTCACCACTTGCAATTGTGAATTTTGAATCAACCCAAGTGATAAGGTGGATTGATTTGATACCTCCGACCGCATCCTTGCAATCAAGAGTGAATCCTTGTGTGAGTAAACAGGGCATATTTTATGAAGATTAAAGGGTGAAATAAACGATTTCTCCGGGGAATGCAACTTGCACACCAGCCTTGAAAGTGAAACGAACACGAACTTCATCGTTGTCCTGTGAATACCACATTTTCACTTCTTCTTGCTCGTCAATCAAGTCAGTACCCATAAAGAAGTTGCTCAAAGAACCAGCGTGAATCTTGTTAGTTCCGTTCAAACCACCAACTCCGATTACTTTCATATTTGTACCGGGGTAGATCATCTCCATTGAAGTGGCAGCATCGGCAACATAGTGGAACAAGTTAGCGTTCTTCAAGTTAACCAACATCAACTTGTAAACATCAATACCAACGAAGCAAACCAAGTCGTTCTTTTCAGCAACGGCAGCAGGGATGTTAGCGTAGATTTGATCCAAGATATCATCAACATTCGCAGCGGTGATTGAAGTGAAGGTAGTTGGTGCAGCGTTTGCCAATACTGGAGAAGCGGCAGCAACAATTTTGGTGAATCCATCAAAACGATTCAAGTTAGGATTACCTGAAGCGGTATCACCTTGCCACATTGCAACTTCCAAAGTTTGTGCAATAACGGCAGCCTTTTCAGCACCTACTTGCTCTTCAAAAGGAATCATAGTTGGTGAACCGGGCATGATTTGAGTTTGCATCCACTTTGCTTCCAATGTCTTTGGGCAAAGAGTTTCTTCAACTTTTACTGCACCAACGGTGATATTGCGTTGAGTGAAGGCAGTTGTACCACTTGGGTTGTAACCACAACCGTCTGCTTGAAAGAAAACAGTTGAAGCAAGGATGTTCAAAGCGGCAGCAGATTTGATACCTACTTGAACTTGGTTAGAAGATTGCAACAAGGTTGCAGTTTTGCTCCCGAAAAGAGCCTTTACCAACAAGTCTGTTGACTGTTCGTTGGTGTAGTTTGCGAGTGTTCCGACTGAAAATGCCATGTTTTTATTTGTTTATTGCGTTTTTGAATTTTTTAAGTGCTTCAAACTGATCGTTCTTTTTGTTTGAAACTGGGGTTTTGATTGGGGTTTCGCTTGGCAAATCGGCAACCTTTTCAATCAAGTCAATTGCCTTGCTCATTGCTTCCTTGTGCTGGGTGTTAGATGCAGACAAAGCCACAACTTTTGCAGACAATTCTGCGATTGCACTTTCCAACTTGCTCACAACATCATTGAAATGACTAACGGTTGCAAACTCTTCTTTGGCTTCAACTTCGATTTCGATTTCGGGTTCAACGATTTCAGTAACGATACCGTCAACAGTTGTCACCAACAAACCACCTTCAACCTCGTGAGTTGCGTCAGGTGCTGGAATTGAACCTTCGGCAGTTTGAACGAAGATGGCAGTTCCTACAACCAATTCACCTTCCCATTCAACGATTGTTCCATCAGTCAAGGTGGCAGTTGCCATCTCAACTTTGATTTCTTCTTCGGAGAATCCCAACATCGTGCGGATTTCCTTGAGTGTTTCTTTTGCGTTCATTTTGATATAAATTAGATTTTGTTTTTACTTGTTGCAATTTTACTTTCCATTCCACTTGGAAAGAATCTCTTTCATCTGCTCAATGAGTTGTTCTTCTTTGTCTTCAGGGAAATCAAAAACCCCCTCTACCGAGAATCCTTTGAACTCACCTGATTTCACTTTTGCCCACACATCATCGTTGTCAATGAGATAAGAGACAAACCAAGAACCATCGGCAACTTCTTCAAATCCCTTTGGTGGCATCACACCTCTTTCACGATCTATGATGTATGATTCAAACAAACTTACTCCATTCATTATCGGTGTTTTGTGGTGTGCGTTCACGGAGTTGTATTGGTTTGACCTCGCCCATTTCTTCGCAATCTTGAAGATGGATTCCTTGTCAAACACCACATAGTACTCACCACGAATGTCATCTCTGCGATAGATAGGTAAATCGGCAATCATCGCAGCACCAGTCACGATTCTTTTCTCCTCATCTTGGATGGCAAATTTGATAGGCGTTTCGCTGAATGCTAAAAAGTCCTTTTGAATGGCTGCGTTTTCAACAAGCGAAACAAAGTCAATGCCTGTTTCCTCGTCAAATTCGTTGATGTCTAATTTGTAAACTGGAAGTTTCATCTTATTCAAATAGCGTTATTGTGTAACAGATACCTTTTTCAACGATGCAACCCGACCTTGTGTGCGTGAGATGTCACCCTCGGTCACATAAACTCGCTGATCAAATCCACTTACTTGTGGCAATGTGGATGAGATTTGTGGTGCTGCCATTTGTGGCAATCCTCCTCCGCTTGATTGCATTCCAGTTGGTGCGGATGGCTGACCACCTTTGAGGATGTCTCTCGCTTTCTTTGCATTGGTCAAAATCATTGCAGCCAATCCGATATATTTGGCAGCACCAGCAAGACCACCGGTGGCGATGTTGTCGGGTGAAGCGGATTGAGTAACTTTCAATGCACCTGATATTGCCATTGCCGTATCTGCTGCAATAACTGACAAAGCAATTGCCTTACCAGCTTTGGTTTGCTCTCCAGCCAATGCAGCAATTGAATTTGCCAAATCTATTGATGCTTTGTAAAGGTCTTCTTTTGCTTGTTGTTTGGCTTCTTCTTGCTTGATTATTTTGTCTGCGTTCTTCTGTGCATCGTCGGTGGCTTTGTCATCAATCTCCTTTTGTTTTGCTGCTCTTTCTTCTGCAAGTTTGAGTTCCGCTGCATCCACTTCCGCAGTTGCCACAATTTGCAAGTCGTTATACTTTTGATTAATTGCTGCAATGGCTGCGGCATTCCCTTCAACTGCTTTTAATTCTTGGGCTTGTGATTCTTGAAGTGCTGCTAATTTGTTCTCATATTCTTTTTGAATTCTTTCGCCTTCATCAGTAATCAATGCCAAATCTTTTTGTCTTGCCGCATCTCGTGCAGATGCTTCCGCTGCTAAAGTGTCCTCGGTTATTTTCTTTTTCTCATCAGCAAGTTTGGCAGCATCATCCAATTCCTTTTGCGCAGCATCCTCATCAAGTTTCTTTTTATCTTCCGCACCTTTTTTGTGAATCTCGTTGATTGAAAGTTGGTATCCAGCGTTTGTGTTTTTAAGATTATTAAGTTGTTTTTTAGTTTCCGCAATTGCGACATTTGCTTCCTTCTCAACTGACTTCGGATCAAATACCAAGTTCGCAAGTCCACCGCTAAATGCTTCCTCTAATCCGAAATCTTGCCCCAATGCCTTTCCAACTTTGTCAATGGTTGTCAATAGCACAGTCAACGGCATTGTCAAAAAGCGAATAATCCCCTGAAGGATGTCCTTGTTTCTTTGAGCCGCATCTATCTGCGATTGCTTCATCGTCTCTTGAGCTGTCAATTGTGCCTCAAGTTGGGTGATTACTGCGCTGGTTTGCTTGATTTTTAATTTAAGTATTTCCTCTTCACTTAACCCTTGTAGTTTTAAGATATCATCTTGAGAATTAAGTGTATCAAGTTTGTCTTGTTCAACTTTTTCTTGTGCTTTTGCATCTGCTAAAAGTTTCTTTTGCTCGGAATCAACACCAGTAACCGCCTCTTTGATTTCATCCCAATATGCAACGATTGCACCAAGAGCCACGAGAATCAAACCAATACCAGTTGAACCGATTCCCGCCCTTATTGCAGCAAATGCCCTTTTTGCCCCAAGTGCTATGCTTGTAAAAATTGCCCTAAACTGCTGCTGAACTTTTCCCAATCCTTCAAGACCTTGAGTCAACGCCATTGCGCCTTGAAGTTTGACCATTGTCTTTTCTAAATCCTCGGACTGATCACCAAACAAAGCCATCGCACCTTGTGCTGCTTGGAATCCATTGGCAACACCTGAAACAACGGTGTTCAATTGCGAGAACTTGTCCGGGTTAACTGCCTTTACACGGTCATTGAAGTCATCCATTCTATCCCGTGCTTGTGCGAGAGCGTGTTCCGCTTTCATTGCTTCGGGTGAGAATTCGCCAAACTGCATCACGGCTTGTTGTGCTGCGACTGTCAGTTCTCGGATTTCTGCCTTCATTGATTTGAAGTCAGGTTTGTTGACGGTTAAGTCAATAGATGCGTTTAATGCCATTATTTTTCTGCTGTTATAAAGTAATCCACGCCATCCGTTTCAAAGATGTGTGATGCCCAATGTTGATTGATTGAATGTGTATCCGCACCGTCAATCTTTGCCGTTCCAGTTGTATCAACGGTGATGCTATGTGCGGAAGTTAATTTTTTCACTACAAATTGTTTCCCACTTAAACCCGTTGGATCAGGCAAGGTGATTGTCTTGTTTCCACTTGTGGTATCAACCAAAAACAATCTATCGTCTTTTGTTGCCGTTGTGTTTGCCGTTACCGTCTTGACTGAACCACCACTCAAAAAGTTTGGATACATCTCGTAATTGCCAACATAGAGTGTGTTCGATTTGGTAGGTTGGAAATCATTTGAAACAATAACCACCGAACCATCAACTCCATCAGGATAGTGAATATCAGTTGAGCCAAAACCACTATTGTTGATTCCGTTTCCGCTGAAGTTTTCTCCAACAAAGATTCCACTTCCTTCGCTTGTCCCAACTCCAACACCACTGATGCCGGGTTTGATTGGGAATTTACCACCAGGATAAACATCACCATAGATGTCTGTGTGTGCGCCTTGTGCAGTTCCAGCACCCATCTTTTTCACCGTGATTGTTGCTGGTGGTATGAATTGAGCCAACAAGAATTCACACAAGTATACCCCTTCATCTGTTGGGTTGTAGTTTTCAACCTTGTTCAATCTCCAGTATTGCCCTTCAAAGAAATACAGATTCTTGAATTGTAGGTTGTACCAATCGGAAGGAGTTAATCTAAAGTATGCCCGAACTATTTTGGAGTTCTTGTTGGTGATCTCTTGGATGAATCTGTAATAGTAAGTATTGACAAGGTTTGCATTGGTGTAATTGTACCCAGCACCGATACCAACTTCTCTCGGCATCCCAAACAAAAGGTCAATTGTCGGGTTTGAAAGTGAATCATAATGGATTGTCAAAGGAATTGATGTCTTGACTTGCGATGTCTGGATGGAAATTGTCCCCATAAAGGAGATAATGAACCTACAACTTACACCACTAACCAATCCACCATAGTACAAAACCCTCAAATCACCATCCTCTTTGCCTTCAACCGATGACAAAACAAGGTTCTTTTGTCCGATGTCGTAATTCTTTATTTGCGTAGGTACAAAAACGATGTCTATTTTCTTCTCACTTTTGACAAAATCATTGTCAATTTGCAATGTTCTTTGTCCGTATGTGGTTTGATAGTTCTCCTGGTAGGTGACATTCCCATCATCCTTGCCTTGCTTGTAACTGAACACATAAGGATTTGCATCCAGTTCACCCATTGGAACAATCTCCACGGCTTGTGAGTAATCCAATTTGTCCGTCCAATCTAATTGACTGCCATTGTAGAACTCATCACGAGGAACACATCGCAGAATCTTGGGTTGGTCTTTGTCAGGTTCAATGTACAAGTTGAACATCTTGACAAATGACATCAGCATCTCGCTTTGCTTTACCTCGGTATTGAAGAAGATTCCGAAATCCACCGTTTCCCCATACTGAAAGGTGTAAGCGGTGATGTCATTCTCAACCGTTGAACCTACATTGAGAATCATTGTGAAATCCGAATTGGTCAATGTGTACTGATCAGCCCAATCATATATTTGTGTCAACTTAAAAGTCACAACATCGGTGGTGGAAAGTGCGACATTTGCAAAAGCATACTCCAACAAAGTGGGCATTGCCGATGGTTGAACCGAAATGTATTTTGTTGACCGCAAAACTCCGTTCACATACATCCCAATATTGATGTCTATTTCGGCTTGTAATACTGGACGGTATGAAGGATCAAGCGTCAAGGTCATCCCCAATCCCAAGAAGAAGGAATAAGTACCACCAACGGGAACAGTATAAGCACCCGTAGTTGGATTATAGTTACCACCATTATCAAAAGCCCCACCACTCGTATCGTTGTTGAATATCAGCGTAGTCCCCAACGGCAATGATTGTGGTGTTGTCAAACGACTTGCCAAAAACAATCGGTTTGTCAATTGCGTAGATGATGCAATCAATCCGTTTGGTGGTGGCACAATCAACCTCTTGAATCGGTCAGTATTAAAGAAAGAATCGTTTGTGTATGAATACCCAGCACCCGTGAAGATTTTGTCAATGATGGTCTTTGCGTAAAGACAAGGTGTGAGTTCGTTATACTGCCAATATGCAATGTTTCTCACGTGACCTTTGTCAATCATTGAATACACATACCCATCACCATAAGCAAAAGCCTGTGGGCTTCCGTTCTTGATGATGCTTGTGTCCCACGAATTGAAGATGTTGCCTGATGACAAGGAGTGATTGTACTCGCTGAAATCCAACGCATTTAGTTTGCGTTCTGCAATGGTGGTGAATAGGTCTGCAGTTTGTCCGTGGATGCTACATTCGTAAACGATTGCCGTGGTATCTGTGACATTGATTTGAATCAAGCGGATGAATCCTCTCAACTGCTCAATCTCGTCCAACAGAACGACTGCTGATGCTTTCTTGTTTGGGTTGAAATCAGGTGCAAATTGTGTGGATGTGCGAACCGTGTGTTCAACCTCAAAGATGTGTGAGAATAACTTGTTGTTTTGTGCCGTGCCGGGGATGGTAATTGTCTTTGTCCATTCCGATGATCGTGATTGTGGTTCACGGATGTCGGCAATTGCCTTGTTGATTGAGATGTCAAAATCAGCAGACAAATCAACTGGGGTGTTGTTGACCAATAGCCTGATCATATGCGTTGCGATTTGTCAGCGAATGAAAGAGTGATGTCCAATTCCAAGTTAAACATCCTATCTTGTACCGTCTTTTTCTGCTCGTAGTTGGCATTGTCAATGTTGACCGCATACAAAGTGCCGTCATACATATACACAATCGGAGATTCAATCAGGTCTTTGAGCCAAACAGATTCGGTATCGTTTATCCAATTGCTGAACAGTTTGATTTTTTGGCTTGTCTCTGTGTGATAATTGGTGCGAGTTCTTGCCGATGTTTGATATCCATATGTTGCACCGAGTGTGTATGGGTTCTGTTGGAATTGCTTCCGTGTGACTTCAAAGTTGTCTCGCCTCACCATATTAAAACGGAAGGATTCAAACCCTCCCAAACGGTTCATAAAGAAGATGTCAGTTGTTTCGTACTTACTGCATTCATCCTTGATGTTGAATCGGTATGTCTCGGATTTGGAAACACCACTTGCCTTCAATACCACATCGAAATAGGTAGCACCACCCGGAATTGTCAATTGGCTTCCAACAGGAATCCTCACAACCTTTGAAGATGGCAAAGAGAATGTTTGTGTACTGGCATCGGAGTAAGTAATCAAAACGCTTGTGGCATCTCCCTTCAAACAATAGAGCCAATCCTTTTGCGTTCTGTGGATTGTCCTTGTTCTCACATTGGTCAAGAACTTTGCGGATGTGGATGTGGCGAGATATTGCCCTTCTGCATAAGTCACCAAATCAAATGGATTCAATGATGCATTCCAAACCGTGCCAGTTGCTGAAGTCAAGTCAAGGTATTCGGTGATTGTTCCTGTCGCTGATGGCGAATACTCATACCCAAATTCCACCTCGTAATCCGTGAATGAGTTTACGCATCCGCTTGGTGATGAATCGGTGAACTCCCAATTGTTTGTCACATAAGATTCCAAGATTCGCCCGATGTTAAACACCCCTTTGTTCGTACTTCCAAAATAGATGGGTGCTTTGAGTTTTGCCACGGTAGTTGATGCGACCTTGACATCAGCAATGAACTTGAAATTGTCCTTTGTGTAGATACCACCTGAAGATTCAGTGATCACGAAGTTCGTGTCATTGAATGCTGGGTGATAACTGTTGGGTTGTTGAGTGATAGATAATGCCACACACAAAAATAGCACTCCAAAGAATGCGTTCCATTTACAACATTTCGTGCAGACAAGCCACAACATAGGCATTGAATCCTTTTGTCGCTGCCTGTTCAATTCGCTTTTGTCTCTCCTTTGTTTTCTGCTTATAGAATGCGATGGTGTTCAGGAACTCAATCAACGGCATTGTGAGAATCGCATCCCACTTTGTGCG